ATCGTTGTTATAGATGGATACGCTTTTATTATTGCTAAATGATCTAAAGCCATTATGCTGCCACCTCCATTGCTGTAATAGTTGATGCACCCACCATGTCATAACCATTTACGGCTGAACGCCCACTAACATTTGTGTTTACTGCAATAAAATTATTAAACGTAGAAGTATTTTGTAATCTTACACTATAAGTGATTGCTGAAGTACCACCAGCAGTATCTAAAAATGTAAATGTTCTTGCCATCATACGGTAGTTACCAGTATACGCTTCACCAAACACTCTTTTTTTAGTACCATCAGCATCACCAGTTGCACCAGAAAGTACAGAACCATCTTTAAAAAAATTAAAACCAATATTATCTCCACTTATTGAAAGAGTACAAGATAAAAATATTTTATTACTTGCGTTAGAAGGTGTAATACTTACTGTTAAACCAGTTATGTTATTTGAACTTTGTGCACCGTTAGATATTGTCTCAGTATATTGATCGTTTTTTGTTGTTGATACAATTTGAAGAACTTTACCAGTGCTTGTAGCTGAGGTAAGTAGCGTTCCAGTTTCATCAGGTACAGTTAATATTCTTGCATTCGAACCAGAAGATGGAGCCTTAATTTCAAAGGTTCCTCCTCCAGAATTAGCTGTTAATTTAATAGAACTCATGGTTTTGGATTACCATCCTTTACTGCTTTTATGTGGGTTGCCCACGTACCCGTTGTATCTAGTTTACCTGCAACAATATCGTGATATAACATATCTAATTGGTTAGCTAAAGTATCGTAAGATTCTCTTCTTTTTGATTTATAGCTATCATTTTCTAGATCCCAAGCATCTTGTAAGGCTTTTAAACCATTAGTACAATCAGTTTCAGTAGGCTTTGAACCACCATCATGCACTATTAAATTTGCATATATTTTATTCTTTGAATCAGACCATCCAAACCATTGTCCTGTGCGTACAGTAACAAGATAATCTTCTATGTGATCTGCTCTTCCGTCTATTCTCATTAAGTGTCTCCTAATCTTGTAAATGTTACAAAAGTCTGACTTTGAGTAGTATTACCTTGATAATTACAATCTCCTGAAGATTCAGCATTAAATCTTACTGTATGGGTAGTAGTATTTGTTACATCAAAAATGGTTGAACAAAAACAATTAAAATAATAACCATGAGCAGCACAATTACCATATGAATCGGCAACATTTGTATATGTGCTAGAAACACCTGTTTGTATATATACTCCTGCATATTGTCTAGCTCCACCATTAGCAGTTCCCCTAGCTGTAAATTCTATCAAATAAATTCCTGTAGTTGGAAAAGAAAAAATCCCACTTGATTCTGTCATTTGAGATCCAATTCCAGACCAATATGTATTATCAACTCTTTCCCAATTTGCATTTATTACATTTGCATTATTATTAGCAAAATTAGAATTTAATCTCCATTGATCTGCCATTGTTATTCCTTTTACTGACCCTGTAGCTTTAGCTGCTGTCACAGCGTTTGCAGCAAGCATATCTGTATCAACTATTCCATCAGGCAAACCTCCTACTGAGACACCTGTTAATGTTCCTGATCCGTTAATTGCAATAGGCATAATTTAAACCACCGTATATACTGAACCGCTAGGTATAGTCAGCGTGACACCTGCATTAATTGTAATTGGTCCTGCACTTAGAGCATTTGCTGTAGCTCCAAATTCAGTACCTATTGTGTAGTTAGTTGTCATGGTTGTTCCATTCTCCATAAACAGCTTGTCAGAGCCTCCTCCGACAGCTCCACCCCCTGACTGATCAACGAATGAGAGCACACCACTACCATTTGTTGAAAGTACTTGGCCTGAACTTCCTGCACTTGTTGGGAAGGTAGCAACCTTAACTCCGTTAGATGTAATAGAAACTAATCCTGATCCACTTCTAAATATTCCTGTATCTGTGTCATCAGAAAATGTTATAGAAGGAACTGCAGTAGTTCCATCAGGGAATGTTCCACCAGCATTTAGATAATCAGCAGCTGCAAAGATGACTCCAAAGAATGATTCTCCTGCTGCAGGAGCAGAACTGAAACGTATATTTGTTCCTGATAATTTAAAACCTGTTCCTCCAGAATGATCTGGTTCTTGAATTACACCACCGACTGAAATTAATAATTGTGTCTCATATTTTGGAAATGGTACAGGTGCAGATCCTCCAACTAATAAGGCAAAATCTTGAGTGCTACCATTAAACGAACTTGAAATATCATCAATCGCTTTGTAATCATTATTCGACCTTAAATTATTACCTATATACGGCATGATTACTGAAATCTTTTATTTGCTTCTTCTATTTTACAGAGGCTAATTTTTGAGAATTATTACTAATTTTTTAAAAAATTTAAGTATTAGGTCCAGCAGTAGATGGTTGAGTCGGCCAAACAACATCATCAGGAGTTTTGTCTTTATAAGTTTGAGGAATATCTCTTATGACTTGTCTATATGCAGCCCATTGAGCCTGATCTACAGTAGCTCCAGTTGTCATAGTCCAATCTGTATCTATTAATATTTGATTTCTTGTAGCTCTGATGCTATCCCAAGTTAATACTTCTTTATCAGCATCTTG